GTTAAATTTAGCGTTGGTACACTTAATATGCCTGAAGTGTTAAACCTCATAATATTAGTCTGATTGTTTGTGCCAAATACTAAATCAGAATTGGTATATGTTCCAATTAAAGCACCTACTGAACTACCTAAAGAGCCTACATATAAAGTAACAGGATTATTAATAGCATTATTTGAAGTATAGATGCTGTACGCATTAGAATTAGAGCCTGATGCTAATACACGCGATATAACATTAGTTGAACTTGGGGCTATATCTAATGTATAAGATGGGGTTGAAGTACCCAAACCTAAACGATTGTTTGTATTATCCCAATATAAATTACTAGATTGACCAAAATTACTTGTAGCACCAAAAAATATCTGTCCTAATGAATATGTGGATAATCCTGTTCCACCATAACTTGTGCCTAATGTGCCTGTTACGTTGGTTAAATTCTGAGTTGCTGTGCTTGTTCCACCAGTAATTGTTGGGCTTGTAATTGTTGGGCTAGTTAAAGTTTTATTTGTTAAAGTATCTGTAGTAGCACGACCTACTAAAGTATCAGTAGAAGTCGGTAAAGTTAACGTACCTGTATTCACAATGCTCGAAATAACAGGCGAAGTCAGCGTTTTATTACTTAAAGTATCGGTAGTACCACGACCTACTAGCGTATCTGTCGCTAAAGGTAAAGTTAATGAATAACTAGACGCAGTATTTTGCCCTACTAATGCAGTTTGACCACCTAGAGTTGCTTGAAAGACAATTTGTCCCATGATTTAATCCTTAAATTTGAAAGTTTTAGGCAGCCAAGGTAAATTGACAGTTTGATCATTTTTCAGCGACTGCATTTGTTCCTCTAACCTTAATTTTATTGCACTTACTTCATTTTTACTAGATTCTTTTTCAATCCATGATGCAATATCTACCTCTTTTACTGCTTCTAAAGGTATTTTTACCTCTTTATCAGAAAAATACCAATTTCCCTCAGTTTCAACGCTGTAAGGTTCTTCAATCAGCTTACAAACATAATGGGCATGAATAATCACTCCATCATCTACAGTAATTTTGGTTATTTTCCAATCAAACATTATGGTGCAATATAAAGGGTTGAAAAAGTGCCAGCAGCAGGAGTTGTTCCCCCTATTGTTGTGCCGTTAATTGTGCCACTTGTGATCGATGCCCCACCAGCGTGTACTGTTGCTGTTAAAGTTCCTGTACTTGGATTGTATTTAAGTTTTGTAGAACTTGTATATTCTGTCGTAATTTGCCCTGTTGTCTGATTAGCAACTAAAGGGTAATACGTTGTATTTGTTGTAGTATCGTCTGTAATACTGACTGTGGCTGCGTTTGCACCCCATGTAGGTGCTGAAGTACCATTCGATATTAAAACTTGTCCTGTTGTGCCTGCCGCAGTTATTCCCATTGCAGATGCAGTTGAATAAACTACACCCCCAGCAGTCGCAGTTAAATTTGCGTTTGTTCCACCATAATATAAACCTACTGCGTTGCCGTTCCAAGTTCCACCACCTGCGTATGAACCTGCCCATGACAAGGTATTAGTTGACCATGAAGCATTAGATGGTGCTACATTGTGATAATCCCATGAACCTGCTGCAATACTATTAGACAATAAAGTTAATTGTATAAATGCACCTGACTGCGTTGTTGCGACAGTTGTACCTGAATTATTTTTAATAACAATCGTGCCTGATGATTGATTATTATTAAATGTAAAGAACGCACCATTCGGTAAAGTCGTAGCATCAGGTAATTGAATAGTTTGACCACCTGAACCTGTAATAACCCAATTCTGTACAGAACTTGCTACTAATGTAATTTGTGTGCCACTTGCTGCTTGGCTAGTAAATCCTTCAAATAAACAATTTACTGTGATGTTAGCGTTAGCATCTCTTAAAACAACACTATTTGCACCACTTGAGCTAGTTACTCCTGTACCACCATTTGCTACTGCGACTACACCAGTTACGTTTGATGCAGTTCCTGTTGTATTTTGATTTAAAGTAGGAACATCTGACGCAACAATAGATCGAAATGATGGTGAGCCTGATGCACCACTAGGTGCTGCTAAAAATGTTGCTGTGCTTTTTGAAGCATAAGGATTTTGTGTATCGCCATATCCTGAAGCTAAACTAATTGTTGTTGCACCACTTGTTGTTGATGCGTTGACTGGTGATGTGCCTGATACACTTAAAACCCCTGTATTTGCGATTGTAACAGCCGTAGAGCCGTTATAACTTGTGCCTGATAGTCCTGTCCCTATTGTTAATGCGTAAGGTGCAGTAGCAGTTATTGTAGCTGTTCCACCTAATGCAATATTTGTGCCATTGATAGTAATAGAACTATTTGTTAGCCCAGAATTAGGAATTGTGGCATTAATTTGACTTGGTGCAATAGAAATCGTTGTATTAGACGCAGCTGTTAATTGTCCTTGTGCATTAACTGTATAAGTAGGAACTGAACTAGCAGAACCATAAGAACCTGCTGTTACATTTGTATTTGTAATACTAAATGTGTTTGATGCTAAAGTTAAACCTGTACTTGCATAATAAACATTAACAGAACTAAATTGCACCCAAGGCATTGCAGTAACACCAATTGTTCCTGTAGATGATGCAGTACAAACCCATCCTGTGTCTGCCTGACCACCATTTAAAATGACTGTATAAGCACCTGAAACTTCTGACCATACGTTCATATCGTTTGATCGTGTCCATGCACCTGTAGATGCTAAATAAATACCATTTTGTGAGCTTGTAGTCTGATTTTTAACTAAAACACGATCACCAGCAAGTGTTGTATAAGTGTCGATTGTTTGTAAACCTGAAAGCGTAATATTTGCAGTAGTAGCAACTTGACACGCTGCTTTAGGGCCTAAACCTTGTGCGACTGTATCTACATAATATTTATTTGCAATATCTGTATTTGACGCAGGAGTAGTCGAAATAGAACCTGTCGTTGTCGATATTGAAGTAAAAGCACCTGTAGATGGTGAATTAGCACCTATTGTCGTGCTATCAATCGTACTATTTGTAATGGTTAACCCTGATTGAATAGGATTAACAGTAGCGTAGAATGGCTGTCCTTGACCAATAAAAGTCTGAAAATTGCCGTTTAAATCAAAATAAGCCTGAACAGGCAATAAATTCTGATTATTAGCATTAGATGGACTTGCCATATTAACCTTTAAAAAAAATAGGGGATTTCTCCCCTATTGTTAAGACTGATCAGCCATAGGAGTAACGTAAATTACCCCTGAATTACCTGTTCCTGCGATTGTTGTTACAGAAAATCCTTGTCCACTACCCATAGCAGGTACTGCTAATACCATAGGAGTTGACATAGATACACCTAAAACAACGCTAGTAGAAGTTGCACCACCAGCAGGTAGTACAGCAACTCCAGCATTTGTAGGTGCAATATTAACTGCAACAGGAAAACTATTAGTATTTAAAAAACCACAATAGTTTAATTGATCATTACCACTCGCAGTAATCGTTACAGCAGTTGATGAAGTTGCAGTTACACTTATCGCTGTTGTAGGAGCTATTGCACGAAATACTGATGTATTGGCCATGATTATTCCTTATGCTATTGCAGCAGGTGCTGTCTGTGGCAAACTATCAAATCGTGTTACTGCTACCAAATACAATTCATTTGGAGTATTAGTAATTGATGAAGTCGTACTATTTACCCATTGAATTGCAATTTGATTTGCAGCAGATGCACGAATATTACCGATAGATAATCCAGCAGTATGTGATGGTTTATTAATCTCTAAGAAATCCCCCATCATTACACCAGGTAATGTATAGGTTACTTCTTGAGTTGAATTTGCAGCCATAGTTGCAGGTGGAGTAACAGAGATTTGCAATACTGCTTCAAATCCCACATTACCACGAGCAATGGTCGTTGACATTGGCATAATTTATCCTCTCAAAGTTTAATTATACAAAAAAACCCCTATTTCTAGGGGTATTTTGCATATTAATAATTGCTAAAATCATAGCCATAAACATAAACATCAACAGTAGCTGCTGCACCTTGTGCAGTACCTACGTTAACATATAAGTTTTGACTAGATTGTGTGTTAGTAGAAGCAACAGTAGCTTGAGATACAACAGCAGAGCTTGTGTTACCGCTTAACGCAGCATTAGCAACAATATTATTACCCTGTTTTGTAGGAGCAGTCCATACACCAGCAGCAGCAGAGCTTAAACTTGTTGATGCGTTTGTAAAGATTACGTTAGATACAGAGTAATTTGTTGAGTTGATAATAGGTAAAACTGCTGCATCACCTGTAGCGTTGACGTTCACACCAGTTGCAACTGCTAACAAACGAATCGCTTGATTAGAAGTAACATTCTGTGGGTGAATAGTTGTTGCTGATGATGGTCCTGGATTAGTGTAAGCCATGATTTTTCCTTTCTAAATTAAGCTGCAACACGGCAAGCAAGTTCAGGATAAAGTGGAGCCCATCCATACAACACATCTAAACGAGTAGGAATACTGTCGTTGTTGATGGTGTATTGACGAACAACACGCATAGACAAACCAATCTCTTTGTCAGAAGCACGACCAGCAAAGTGTACGCCTTCAGGCAACTCTAGGTCAGCGACCGCGAGTGTGAACGCATTTCTGTGCATGATAATGTTTTGTGGAGATACAGTACCTGTAGAGTTAAACTGTGTAACAGCAGCAGAAGCTGATGGGCTTGGGATAGATACGTTTTGGAACTGACCAGCAGTAATAACGGCAGGAGAAACAGTTACAGAAACAGAACTACCAGAAGCGATAGTTGCAGCAGATTTAACAACAAAGTTACGGAGCTTGTTAGAACCATAAGCCTGACGGTTTTGTGGGTTAACTGCATAAACACCAGCAATCTGAATTACATCGCCTGCGTTCAATACAAAGTTACCTGTATTAGCAGCAGTAATAGTAATTGTAGAGCTTGATGCCCAACCTGAAGTTAAGAAACCAGTTGCAGTTGTTGTAGCTACAGATGCAGTAACAGTAGTAGTGCTGTTGTTACCAAAAGTCTGTGATACTACGTT